CACAGAGACGGTGTGCTCTATGTTTCTTATTTCCGTTGTGTACGACGTCGAGTAATTCAATTTACTCGAATGTGGACGCCATAACCATATGTGCAGTGACCTCTCATATTTTTCGAGATCCACCTGGTGAACAGTTAAAGCATCTGTTGCTTTAAAGTCTGCCGCATACGCCAATGCTTCCAATGGCTCAGAGGTCTTAACCATACCGTTGGAAATGGCCGACTGACCAAGAGGCTTGGAGATCTCAGTCCTGATATCCCAAACAAGATAAGGTCGTTCAATAACCAAACCGTCCTCAACAGCTGTAGTTACAAACGTTTGATCCATCTTGGCTACAACAAGATGAACCATCGTCGCGTAATAATCATGAAGTAGTGCCTTGAACTTTTCCGGGGAACATCCCACTTCCGTATCGGCCTGAGGGTAAAGATCCTCTCTTAATGATCCTTTCATTATGGAATCAGAAAGATCATACATGGAAAGCCCAGATGACATCTCACGCTCTATCAAAGACGGAAGTCCTAGGAAGAACTCAACATCGTCCATTAAGGCTCTTTCCGCTGTGGGAATCATCTTATACGCTGACAATCTTTCATCAGCCATCTTGGATAGTGAGAGCATGGCTCTGACAGGGGACATTGCCGCTGACAAAGCTGTGCTGGTAGCCGTCTGTACCGACAAATATCTCACTTTACCGGAGACATCCTGCCGTACAGGCACAAAAGCTTTGACATCTGCAGAGAAATCCCACTCCTCATAGACAGCTATATGGGATGGTCTCCCAAGGTGATCAAAGGCAGAGCCCTTGGTCATGAATGAGATGGCATCAGATAATGGTCGACTCTTGAATCTCGAAAGAGAATTCATCGCTTGATGAAACGTGGGAAGTATGACGTTAACCATTGTTTCGGGATCATACATAACATCTGGTTTTATGTTTTCCCTTGTTACCATATCCTGATATGCGAGAAACAAGGCTAGATTGGATCTGAACTCAGAAACAATTGATGACTTCATTATTCTTATCGATGGCTGAAGAGCCATCGGAACATTGGGAGTCCATAGCCTGCCCAATATAGTAAGAACGGATGTCACAACACTTGCAGCGTCGTAATTTCCTTTCGATCTTTCGAAAGCAGTAACCACAGCACTGGCGAGATGTTGGGCTATCATCGCGGGTTGTACAGATCCACCCTTGCCCATACTACCTTTCAACATACCTTGAATATGCGAAAGGTTAGCACCTGACATACTTTCAAGGACCTTACTCATGTCATGAGCGAGTACAAGATCAACAAGACTGGAATATCTTGGGAATGCCGACACTCGTTTCATTCTGTACACATAAGGAGCGTCTGGAACTATCCAGCCTAGCGGAGCTAACATATGGCATACAAAGTCGGTTGTCATTCGGACGAATAACTCCTCGACATTCGGCATTGTCTTCTTGACAAGTGCGAAGACGTATGTAGGCGTAACCGCTGGAATGTAAACAGTTCTCACGGTGCTCGTCATTCCCATAATTCCCGCTATGATATGTCGGAAATTCTCAGGATTATAACCGAGCTGCTGGAGCATTTCGAGATAATCATCCCTGACCGTCTCGAATGATAAATCATTATCGGCAGCGTATTGAAGAAGAAGTCGAGTGTGCTCGATGGGGTCGAGATTCCCGACTTGTACCTCGAATAAGTAATCACCGGATAGCGATGCCATACTCGTGTTTGTGAAAAGTTGTGGTCCCATTGGACCAGAAACCGGCAAATGATCCTTTGTCGGTGAGATAAACCCAGCTTGAGTAAGACCGATATGATCCTCTAAAAGCTTGGATATGCTAATTACTCTCATGATATTCTCCAAATTTAAATTGAAAATAGAATTTTACAGGCGGAAGTCGACTCCTTGTCTTTCTCCTTGTGTATCGTCATCTTCATCCGTCAACCCAGTCTTATAGTCATCCGATGGATCGGTGAGATACTCTGCTAGATCGTTTTCCTTCATCCAGTCAGGTTTTTTGAACGAATCGGGATCTATGTGAGAACCTTCACGATCACTCACCACGCGTGGATCGTGTTCTGCGAACTTGAGATTGGTGTTGATTCGACCACCGAATCCGCGATAAGTGTGAGAAGCGACATGTTGATCCATCATAAGTATGGCACCGCAGCAGCTAGCGGCCATGCGTTCATAAAATCTCTCGATCTTTGCATCATCACCCATCATTGGATTGATTGCAATGACGATATTTGCAGAGAATAATGAGACAACATTATTCATATCGGTCATCAAATCGAACAGAACTGCTATGACACCACCTTCCATAGCTGATCCATCTAACGAATAGACAAGTTTTCGAATGCTGTCTATTGCCACAGTCCAACCTAGAGCACCCAGAACGATAGCTAACGAAAACGCATCAACTATATCTCCAACATGATACGCATTTTCATCGAGATCTATCTGCTCAAGAGGCTCTCCGACTCTGATTACAGCGTCAATTGGACGATGATTACCCTTTGCATCATCGTTCATATGATGCCGTATGTGATAAGTTTTTCCCGCGAATCTATCTCCAATCAGAGCGATTACTCCTGGAAAAATGGCCTCGCTTGGCCAATTCGTTGTGTATCCGACCAACGCGGGTGACACACAAGGGAACATTTTATTGGAATTGCTTTTTGCAGGCACTGGTTGAATAAAAGTACACTTATCAACCAACTCAAGCAACCCTATTGACTCGTCCCCATTGCTAATGCCTTTCAGTTCCAATATTAAAGCTTGGAATGCTTTCAGGTCAACGGAAAGTCTGCCTTTACCAAACATGAACTGGAATTTAGGCACAGACTGAGCGTTATACTCAGCCGTAAGAAGCGCCAACTCCCAGGCCTCGGGGCTAACGCGACCCGGCGATAGTACAACCTTATCTCTAAGGTCATAGAGTGTTGTAGTTTTTGTAGCTTTAGTACTCATGTTATGATTACCTCGGTACTACTGAATTAAAGAAGGGTTCGACCTCTTCAAGAGGCAAACCGTGGAATAGAAATTCATCCACCGAGGATGACACATCATCTGGTGTGTATTTATACATCAGTTTCTCCGGGGTGGCAAGGACTTCTTGATCGATTAGGCTCAAATCTCTGAGCCCGCTCAGTGCGGATACCTCCTTAGTGTATTGTCTTAATTTGCGTTTATCTTGTTCGAGCATGTCTTCACGATATTTTCTGTACGAGAAACCGAAACTGTCAAACCATTCTCGTTCTATAGCTTCTGACACGTTTGAG